CGTCCTTGCGTGCCAGCTCGAAGGCTAGCTCCTCCGCTTCGACCTCGTCCCCTGCCGAGACCTCGACCTCGGCGATGTACTCGACCGTGCGCAGCTGCGTGAGGCCGACCTTGAACTTACGGACAGGCGGCCACTGCGGTTCCTTCGTGGCGTCTTGGCCAAGCGTATGGCAGATAGATTGCTGACGGAGGCGCACACGGGTCTTTAAAACCTCGGAGCCGCCATACTCCTTTATCGTGTCGTGCAAGACGTCGAGCATACACCACGCGAGGCAAAGCTCCTCGGCCATGTCTGTGAACTGTTCTTCGGTCAGGTTTTCGTAGTTCATGTTGGTTACTCCTGTGGTTGGTTGTTATTGGCCAGCGCCATAGCGTCGGCACTGAGCCGCTACGAACTCCAGTATTTCGTAGTCGTGGCTAATCTTGTTCACGTCGTCAGCAAACTCCTCGAACAACTGGCCCCACGCCTCTGACAGTCTGGCGTCCGGGTTGTTGAGGAACTTGCGAGCCATCTCAAAGTAGACGAGCGCCTCTACTGAATGGCCGTAGATGTCGTCGTAGAACTCGTTGACGAGCCGGTCGCTCAGCGCCTCCCGGTGGCGTCTTTCCTGCTCTCGTATGTCGATGTCTGTGTCAGTCATGTTAGTTCTCCTGTGGTTGGTTGGTTAGCGTGGGTTGGCTGCGAGCCAAGTGTCGAGATCGGCAGCAGCAATGGCGTGTTGGCCTCTCTTGTACGTCTTGCCAGTGATCTGGCTCGCCAGCTCCAGTGCCTTCGTGCGAGACAGCCTGCTGTGGCTCATGCCTTTGGCCATGAGCTTGACGTGGAAGCGTAGGAACGTGGCCTGCACGCGCAGGTCAGTGGGGTTGTCGATCATCATGGGTGTGGCTCCTCATGCGAAGGTGTGGGTGATGTCGTTGCGAAGGACGTCGATGCCTGCCGTGGACTTGAGCCGCCACTTCTGTGCGGCTGCCTTGGCTGCCTCGTAGGTGGTCGAAGCCTCGACGACGAGCGTGCCCTTGCGAGCGTGGACGGCGGTGAATGAGTAAACTTTCATGGTTGGTTCTCCTGTCAGATGATGCGTGTGAGGAAGACGATGGCGCAGACGAGCGCCATCGCGATGAGGAACTGGGGTTCGGTGAACAGCGGGTTCACGCCTCGTAAGCCTTGCGTGCGAACTCGCTGCAAAGCGCGTGGAACTCGCCGGCGAGTGCACTGTTGATGGCTATCGAGCCGAACCGTGCGCGTCGTGGGTAGAACTCCCGTATGAGGGCGGTCCACATGACGTGGGCGTCCGTCCGCCACTTGGGCGCCGTCTTGCGGAGCTTGCCTTTGTTGGCCCCTCGCGTGGCGAAGCAGGCAGCGTAGGCTGCGGACAGTCGTTCGATCATGGCCTCGTCGCTCGTGAGCGTGGAAGCGGCTCGTTGGCCTAGTTTGTTGAGCATGGTGCGTGTCCTCGTGTGGTTGGTTAGTCGTTGGCCGTCATGGTCTCGACGATGGCGTTTTGCAGCCTCACGATGGCGCTGCGTGCCTCCTCGACCAGATCGTGCATGGCCTCTCGGTCAGCGCTCGCTGCATCAAGCGCCTCGCGAACGTCGTCCATGTGCTGGTAGTTGCGGCTGTGAAGGACGTTGGTGATAAGCCCCTCGCGAGCACCTTCGACGGTCAGGAGCGCTTCCTTGCAGCCGAGAAACGCTGCGTAGAAGTCTTCGCGGGAGTTGCCGTTGAGGCCGATGCGTGCGTGGATTTTCATGAGAATTTTCCTTGTGGTTGGTTGTGCGGAGCATCTGCTCCAAAAGACCCGCCACGCGAGCGGGCAAGTTGGAGAAGACGAAAATGAGGCGTGCTTGCCTCGTGATGCTGGCCTCTCGCGAGACCAGCACTGCGAGACAATCAATCGAGCGTGTCCTCGTCTGTGATTGGTGCGTTGTCGTGGTCGTCCATGACGGCAGCCGCGAGGGCTGCCTGATCGTCTGCTGGGTCGTCTACGTGGAAGTCAAACATGTGTTTTCTCCTGTGTGGGTGCGTGGATTACTTGGCGAAGAAGGCTGCGAGGAACGCCTCGCGAGAGGCGGTCAAGCTCGCTTCCACACGAGCGCGGAGCGCTGCGTCCGCGTCAGGCTTGGGAGCCGCGTTGCGTGCCTTGGGCACGTCCGCGACGGGAGCCGCCGGCGCTGGAGCGGGCTCGGGAGCGGACACCATGCGCGTGAGTTTCGCGTGCAAGCTCTGCGAGGGCTTGGTGCGGCGACGTCCCGCCTTGATGCACGCGTCGAGGTACGCGAGGACAGGCTGCGCTTGCGTTGGGTCTGCCTGCACGAGTGCGTTGAGTTCCTTGGCGGTCTTGAGTGCGTATGCGTTGGTCATGGTAGATTTTCCTTGTGTACGTGTGAGTGCGCGAGTGCGCGTAAATTCTCGTTTGACGAGAGTGAGGGAACCGGAAAAAGCAAAAATCCGATTTCCACCAAAAAAGTTCCCTTCGGGGGAAATCAAAACCCCAACGATTTCAGGAATTTGCTAGCAAATTCCGAGCGCGAAACCCGCAAACGGGGGGCCGGGTGGGCGCCCCGCCGCCGCGCACGCGGGTCGACGTAACTGGTGCGTCGAAAATTTTTTGCGCAAAATCTGAAAGTTTGTTAAAAAAGTTTACACCGCAGAGGAAAGTGCATGTTTGAGTGGAAACCGCCCCGTCCACCACGCAAGCCCCGCCCAAAGTACCATCCACTCAAGGAGCTGCGCGACCGCCCATGGGGCGTTAGGGGGCCAAGCAGACACAAGCTGCACCCAAGGAACTGGCTACTGAATGGAATACCCCGCATCTATTGGCCCATCGTCCTTCCAGACGGGCACAAACTGCTTCCACCGGGCCGTAAACACAGCCACAGGCGCGAATGCGTGTGGTGTCGGCGCGTTTTCTACACGGAAATGGACACCAGCACCCTCTCCAGCCGCTTTTGCTGCTCCCGATGCGAGCAATACTTCGCCCGATACGCTGAAAGGCACCGGAAAAAGGTCTGGCTCAAGGATCTGGCCACCCAACGCGCCCTTGAAGTGGCCGCATGGCGACAACGAGTACGTGAATACAAGGCTCAGCGGCTACAACTGGTCCACCAGCTGGCCGAAAGCACCGACCTACCGCTTGAATGGCTACTTCAAATCGAGAAAAGAGGGTTTGCCGCAGTGACAAAAGAACTTTTGGACATGGCAGAGAAGGCCCGCCTCGTCACAGAGACGCGCTACCACATCGAGCACACCATCGCGACCGAGCTACCCAAGCTCGTCAAGCTGGCCGCCGCCAGTCTCGATCCCAACAACGCCGACACCCAACCCCTCACCACCGCCCAAGTCACCCTGCTGCGCATGTTGCTCGACAAGGTCGTACCCAACGCCAGCTCGGCCACCATGAACAACAACGCCGCCCTCCTAGAGATCGACGTCGACACCATGGACGCCGCGCAACTCGAACAACTGGCCGAACAGACCCGCATCCCCATCATTGACCACAGCGAGGACGACGACTGTGATTAAGAAGAAGAAGTACCTCCCCAGCACCCTGTCCCTGCCCGAACTCGGCAAGGCCATGAAGCAGCTGGACCTAACCTCCATACCCCCACAGAACCGGGCAAAGGCCATCCGCGAGCACCTGACCAAGATCATGGCCGACACCGTCACCGACGCAGACGCCAAACAGAAGCTCCGTTACGCCGACTTCCGCAACAAGCACAACTTCCAATGAAGCTCACGCCAAAACAGCTCGCCGCCCTAAACCGGCTCCAGAAACTCAAGAGCGCACAAAACAACTTCGAGGGCTTCGTCCGCCTCATCCAGCCTGACTGGGACATCCCGCAGTTCCACCTCGACCTGATCGACACGCTCGACAAGTTCGGCAAAGACCGGTGGCCCACGAAGAACCTGCTCATCACCATGCCGCCGCGCCATTCAAAAAGCACCTACTGCACGCAGCTGTTCCCGGCGTGGTACATGCTCTGCAAGCCCGAGCGCTACGTGATGTCCAGTTCCTACAACAGCGAATTGGCCAAAGGCTTCGGCAGAGGGGTGCGCGACCTATTCAACCACCCCCAGTCCCAAGCAGCCTTCCCGCACTCCAAGATCAGCAAGCACACCCGCTCCGCCTCCCAGTGGGCCACCCAGTCGGGCGGCGAGTATTTCGGTGTCGGCCTCGGCTCCACGACAACCGGTCGCCCAGCCAACCTGCTGATCGTTGACGACCCCATCAAGTCCCGCGCCGAAGCGGAGAGCATGACCCAGCGAAACCAAACCTGGGATTTTTACGTCTCGGGTCTCAGCACCCGTCTCCAGCCCGAAGAAGACGGCACCCCACCACGCCAAGTCGTGGTCCTCACCCGTTGGCACCCTGACGACCTAGCGGGCCGCCTAATGCAAAGCTACGACTGGCAGGACGGCCTTTGGCACCACGTCAACCTGCCGGCCATCCGCACAGAGACAGTCCAGAAGAAGCGCTGGCTCCTGCCCGTCGACCACCCAGAGCGTGTGCCCCAGAAGAAGTGCGACCCCGAAGACACCACCTTCCCCGTCGAGCAGGAAGTCGCCCTCTGGCCCGAGCGCTTCGACGTCCCCACGCTCAAGCGCTTCGAGCGCCAGAACCCCCGCGACTTCGCCGCCCTCTACCAGCAAATGCCTTTCGTCAAAGGGGGCAACCTGTTCCGTACCGACTGGTGGCAGACCTACGACGAAGCCACGCTGCCCAAGGAATGGTCCTCCATCATCATCGGCGTCGACACGGCCTACACCAAGACTAGCCGGTCCGACTATTCAGTGGCCGTTATCACTGGCCTCACGCACACCGGCGACATGTACCTGCTTGACGTCATTCGGATGCGGGCCGAGATGCCCGACTTCAAGCGGCGCCTCATCAACCTCAACTCCGTCTGGCGCGGCAGAGGCCTGCGTGGCATCTACATCGAGGCCGGTGCAGCCGCCTCCGGTGCCACCCTCCTTCAAGAGCTGCGCCGCGAGACGCCGCTCAACGTACTGCCCTACAAAAACGGTCGCGCAGACAAAGTGACCCGTGCCAGCTCCATCGCACCCTTCATCGAGGGTGGTCGTGTCTTCCTCCCGGCCCAAGCGCCATGGCTCGATGACTTCGTCGAGGAATGCACCCAGTTCCCAGATGGCAGACACGATGACCAAGTCGATGCCATGGTCATTGCCATTGACCAGCTCAGCCGCCAGTTCGTCAGCCCCTTCGAGGACATCGAGTACGACCAGCCCAGCCTCGAAGACATGGCCAAGACAGCCGGCGAAAGCCTCACGAAAAAGATCGCCAAGAAGGACGCCAACATCCACTCCATAGCGGATACTCCTGAGTGGACCGGTTGGGGGCAATCCCGCCTCCCTCCGCGCTAAGGAGCCGCCCCATGGCAGACGTCATCAAGTTTCCCACTCTGAACACCAGTTCCGAAAACTAAGAAAAGATCTTCGCCGACCTGATGTCCGGGCACCTGCCCAAACTTGGAGAAGACTGCCGCTTCACGCTGCCCGACGGCCCCGTCACGGGCACGCTCACGGCCTTAATCGCCGAAGACGGAATGCCCACCGAGCAGTTCAACGAGGCCCACTTGATGATCGTCGCCTTCCCACAGGACGACGGCTTCACGGTCATCCCTCTTGGCCCCCGCGCACACACGTTCAGCCTTAGCCTGTCCATGTAACAACCGGGACGACAACGTCCCCACAAACAAAGATAACCAGCTTCATGGTAGTAGCACTCCCCAATTACCGCTCCAGTGCGGGTGTCCAACTCACTGAGAGCCGCCTCGTTGCGGATCTTAGCGAGCACGCCGATGCTTTGCTTAATCAGCAAGACATCAGCGACCTCCTCACAGACGAGCAAGAGCGCAAGATCGCCGAATACGTGAAGGCCTGCGCCGAGATGTCGTATCACCAAGTCAGCAAGCGCTACGGCAGCTGGCTGGAGGCCGACAGGGCGCACGACGTTTACGTGCCGCCAGACACCACTGAGTTCCGCGAAAAGGCCGTCATCCCAGACACCCGCGCCATTGCCGACACTGTCCTGACTTACATGATGGCCGCCACCACGGGCAGGAACCCCATGTTCCAGCTCGAAGGCATGAACCGTCAGTCCCGCAACGCCGCCCTCATCCTCGAACGGGTGATCCACCAGCAGATGCGCCGGGGCGCTGGCGAAGCGAACGTCGCGCAAATCTTCCTCGACGGCATCCGCTACGGCTTTGCGCCTACCAAGCTGGTCTTCGACCCGCAAACCAACACCAACAAGATCGTCAACTTCGATCCGCGCCGCGTGTTCCCAGACCCCCGCGTCAACTGGGGCGACTGGGAAAATATGCAGTTCATCGTGGCGACCGACTACGTCTCCACCAACGCACTCATGGCCACTGGCCTCTATCCCAAGCTGAGCAAGTACCCAGCGCTACAAGTCCGAGACACGGTCACGCGTCAAGGCAACCTGCATCACCACAGCCAAAAGGACTTCACGCAAGGCCTGTCGGTGAACCCGAACACGCAGACCAACCACGGCGGCCACACAAACGACTTCCTTCTCGGTCCAGCTCGCGTGGTCGACGAATGTTGGATGCGCCTACAAGGCTGGGAGATCGGCATCCCGCAGCTTGGCCAAGTCTACCTCGTCGCAACCATTCTCGATGAAGGTGTCGTCATCCGGTTCCAGTTGAACCCATACGGCCAGAGCTACCCGTGGGTGATTGGCGGCCTGTACCATGACGTCCACAAGCATTACGGCCAAAGTCTTTATGACCTCCTTATGCCGATGCACGACATAAGCACCTACCTGCTGCGC